GCGCCGGCGCGATTTAGATCGTACGTGGTGTCGTCGAGCACTTTCTTGATGGTGGCCGCGTCAATGTTATGACGCTCGGCCAGTTCGCGGATGTCGGCCTGCCGCTTGTTCTCGCCGGCGATCGCCGCTTTCCGCTCGGCCTCGACGTCGACGACGTTCGCGGGCGCGGCTACCGGCTGCACTTTCGCTCCGCCGACGGGCGGACTTTGCTGCTGGGGCGCCCCCGACGCCTCTTCTTGTGTAACGTTTTCGGGCATGGTTCTCTCCTCCTGATTTTTTTGGGGGGCGGCCCCCTGATTTTGACTAATTTCACTCCTCAATTTTGCGAATTGATCGGCTCCAATCACAACCTGGCTCGCCTCTTTGGCCGTCCAGTCCGTGGTGATTCGGAGCCGCTTATCTCCGGCCACGTAGTCTTTGCCAAGCACGGACGCCTTTTTGTTGGGTTGGATGTCAACGAACGCACCTACCAGGTATCCGATAGAAACGGATTTCAGCATCCCCTGCTCGACTTTATTCCACACCAAATCGGCCGCCGGGTCGTTTTTTGCATAGAAGATTCGGCCGACGAGCTTATCGCCATTCTCAACACGGATGTTGCGGACGATGCCAATCTGGTCGGCGGTCGTCATTCGCCGATGACTTTCACAGAATGGCATATCGGCCGGGGCTTGGAACTTATCGAAGCGCAAAACTTCTTGAATGACCTCCCAAGTCCGCCAGTCCATAACCTGGGCGGGCGCCTCCGTTGTCAGCACGGCCTCCACGCTGCGGCTCTCTGCGTCAAGAGTGTCGGCCCGGAACTGCCATTCTCGCGTCGTCAAATCGCGGTGTTGCCAATCGTTTTCAGGCGACATTGGTTTCATCCTCTTCGTCTTTGTCTTCAGCGTCTTCGTTTTCATCTTCGTCTTCATCGTCGGCCTGGTCATCGTCGTCCGGGTTTGCAGTATCGGCCGACTTCGCGGCGGCGGCGGCGTCGGCCGCCGCCTTTTGCGAGGGATGCACCAGGCCGGCGATTTCGTACTCTTCAATTTCTTTTTGCAGCATCGCAATGTGAGTAGACACCGGGCGCCCGTTGACGCGATTCAGACCGTCTTGCACCGTGGCGTTGCCCGATTCCTGGAGTGTGACGATAGCGTCAGCCTCCTTGGCAGGGTCGACGTGCGGGCGCGGCTGCCAGCCCCAACTGATGCTCACGTCATCCGGCCGCGCCGGGACCGGCTTACCGGCGGCGAGGTCCGCGAGTTCGGCCTCGTCGGCCACCAGTTCCGCCAGCCGGGTTAGCGCCTTCTCCGGGATCGACCGCATGACCATCAGGCCGCGGTCATAGGCCTGGGTGTCGAGCCGGCCACCAGAGTAATTAATGCCCTTGCTGCTGAGTAATACCAGCAGGAGCGGCATGCCGATCGGGCGGCCATACTGGCGGTAAATCTCTTGCAAAAAGTCGAAGTACGTCGTGCCGGGGTGCTCGGGTTTGAGCATGTGCGGAGCCCAACCGGGCGGCATGAAATCCGTGCGGCGGCGCTCGAGGTCGATTGTCACGTTTTCGTCAATCACGGCCGCTGGCGTCAGCGGGTCCGTGGTGGCCATGAAGACGCCGGAGTCAGCGGCAGCGCGGGCGGCGTCCATGACTTGGTTGCCGTAATCACGCGCGTCAGCCGCGACTTGAAGTTGACTGGCGAGCCAGGGCGCGCCACGCGCCTGGTCAACCTCGGTTTGGTTAAAGCCGTGAAGCATTTGCGCGGCAGGCACCGCGTTTGATTTTAGCGTGGGGCTCAAAGTTCCGTAAACCGTGTTTTCTTCCGAGACAAAGTACGTGAGCTCCCGGCCAAACAGGTCGCGTAGAATCCCCATTATGAGTTCGGCGTTGGATGGCGGAATAAATCCCAGCGGGTCTGCAATACGGCGCGGGTGGAGATTATTAAGGCGCATCTTGACGGGTCCGTCCGCTTCGGGGTCGCTGACGATCTGAGAAAAAAATTCGCCGTCGGGCCACTGCTGTTGCATCCACACCCGAACCATGTCCGGCCCGCTCAGTTTCCCGGCGAGGTCCGGCATTTTCCACCAGCGGCGGAAGTGGTTCTCAAGCCATTCATCATAATCTTTCGATCCGCTTTCGACCTCAATGTTCGGCCCGGATGGCCCGACCAGATCGCCGGTGTAGGTCGCGACGACGCCGGCCAGCATCGGGTTGTTCTGGAGTTCCCAGTGGCAGCGCGCGCGCAATGACGGAAGTTGCTCAACCAGGTCGTTGTTGATCGACGTATCCGACACGAGCGACCAATGGGCGGAGTTGAGGCGCGTGGTTTCGGCGGACTCCCAGCGCCGGAGCGTCATCGCCCCTGGCGACTGGCGGGTGGGGTCGTTGGCCTGTCGCGCGCGGGCGGCGTCGGCGTTGTTGTCCGAACGCAACTTGCGCCATTGTGACGTTGATAGATGAGGCGCCCGAAATACCTGCCGGATTCTCTTTAGAATTCCCATCGTCAACTCGTTGGGCGAATGTATTTTACCGCTTGCCGTTGAATACCGGTTGTCGCGTTTACTTGGCTTTGCAATCTGTCAATGCGCGCCTGAAGGCCCTGGCGCGCGGATGACCAATCGACGTTGTTGCCGCCCTCCTGGCTGGCGGTGACAAGTTTTCCCGAGAGTATCATTGCGGAGCGGAGGTAAAGCAGTTCGGTGGCCGGGTCTGCGGCGAGCAGGGCGGCGTCGGCGAGATCAATCGCGGCACAATAAGCGGTAACTTTGCTTGACATAGGAGCAATTATCACGGATTGGCAATACGGACGCAAGAAAAGGCTTTCCTATTGAATAGGAAAGGGTCGAAGTATTTTTTAGCGGGCAGGAGGAAAGTTTTCGGGCGCGTTATGCGCGTTTTTCGTAGGATTTGAAGGTCTTTTTGCAGTTATTGCACTCGTGGTATCGGATCGGTGTCATGGTTTTTCTCACTGCGGTTCGATCGCTGCCGCAGTGTGGGCAGGCGATGACGTAGTAATCGACCGCCAGTAGTTCCGATGCGGGCTCCGGGCGGGTGGTCGGGGCCGAACTCCAGACGCGGCGGCAGAAATTACAGCGCCAGCGTTGCCACGATTTTCCCCAGCGCGATGACGTGCCAGACTTGACGATGTCGTTGCATTCGCAGTGCGGGCATTCTATTGGCGTCATGTTATCTCCTCGACTTTGATCGGTTGCCGAACCAATTCCGCGCCGTGGCCGGTGCTTTGCCGGCGGACATCAGGCGCACGCCAACAAGATGCGCGGCGACGCTGGCCATGTATGTGCAGTCAAAATAATGGTTTTGCCTTTTATGTTTGTTCTCCCATTTCACGACCGGGTTTCCGTCCGGGGCCACGCCCTGAACGGCACGCTCCGCCGTCAGATGCTTAACCAGTTTAGAGTGCTCGTTCTTGTCGGGAGAATAATAAAAAGTCATGCTTCCGGCAGCGTCCGGAGGCGTGTGAATCCGCTCGTGGACGAACGATTTCCAGTGGTTCGAGTCCATGCGGATTTCCCACAGCCGATTGTGGAGGTGCTCTTTGTGATAGTGGTCCGAAAGGCCGCGCTTCGTTCGCCCCTGCTGCGCCGGTGGAGTGTAGGTGCGCCGGTTATGCCACGACCCGACGCCAAGCGCCGGGTGAAATATCCATTCATGCGCCGCCTGCTCCTGGCAAAATCGGTAGACCGCCTGCCGACTGTCAGAGTAATTGCAGTCAATCAGGACGCACGCCGGAGTAATCTTCTGCGACCCTTTATTCCAGCCCATCGCCACCCGGTCGCGAAAGTCGCGTAGCGCCGCAAGCGTGGCGATGGCTGTGTCCATGCTGTCTCCCGGAACCTCAAACGTGCCGTAGTCAATCATTCGCGAAGTCGCGTCATGCTTCCATGCCAGCACGACGTACGAACCGAACCGCTTGCCGAGGTCGATACCGATCGTGATAAATTCCGCCCATTCCGGCGCCTCATTTTTGACCGTCGCGCCTCCGGTGTCTCCGCGCCGCTCCATCGTCCGAGCGTCCAGCGGGGTGACGTCCATCTCTGGCGGCCGGTACGGAATTGCCCAGACGAATTGGCAGAGTTCTTTTTCAGCGTTCTCCTCGTCGTCCTCCATCCGCGCGTCGAATTCATCCTCCCCCAAATCCGCCGCCGTGAGGAAAAGATTATTGACCGCGCTCCAGCGGAATCCAAGCGTGTTGCCGTCCATCGCCAGCGGGTTGTCGTGAACCAGCCGCGCCTTCATGTTGGCCGACACGCGCTGGCGCTCCGTCCATGCCGCGCCGCATTCCGGGCAGCAGAATTCAGCAAAAGCTCGAGCCTCGCGGATGGTCGTAGCCTTTTCCCAGCCCTTCAGGTGCTCGCGCTCGGGCGAAACCGCGCTCTTGCAGTGTGGGCATAGCAGCACTATCCTTGAGCGCGTGCCGGCGTGAATCTCACGGTATATCTTGCCCTCTTTCGTCGTCTGCGTGCATTCCATGTATATTCTGGCATCCGAGCCAAAGTGCCGGGTCCGGGCCTCGAGCTGTTTGATTTGATCGGCCTCCTCGGACGTTTCGCTTGAAACCCCGAACGCATTGGCTTCCGTCACGACAACAATTTTCGCGGTGAATGCAGAGCGGCCCTTGTCGCCCGCTCCGCCGGTCATAAACCGCAGCGCCGAGCCGTTTTTGAATTTCAACAAAGTTCCCATTCCGCCCTTTGATCCGGCGCCGGATGTTGGCAGGTAGCGGGCATATTGACCGCTCTCTATTACCGGTTTGATCTCAAGTTCCCACTTGTCCTTCATCATGTCGAGGTCGGGAATTCCAACAACAACACGCTCGCCGACCTCGAATAGGTGGTATAAAATTGGAATGATGAAACACGTGAGCGTCTTGCCGCTTTGGGTTGGGCCGGTCGCGGCAAACCTGCGAAAAAATCCAGAGTCGATTTCGTCTAACCACAGCCTCGAACATGGCTGATAATCAGTGCTGAAGTGCCTGCCGGCATGTATGCCGCTGGGCACAATGATTTCATCTTCGGCGAACTGCCGCATTGTGCGAACGATCGGCGGGCGCGCAACCAGAAACAGTCGGCGCGTCATTTCAAGCGAGCCGTGAACCGGTTGAGCAAATGTGGAGGGTGCGGTCATCGCGTGCCGGCCAGATAAATGGCTAGGCGCAGTTCATGAAGGTATCTCTCACCGTCCTGGCAGACCGGATAGTCTCTCGGCGGGGATTTCTTCGGCACTTCTACCGCAGCCGTGACTCTTGCCTTTTTACCATAATGCAAGTTTATCAATTCAGAAATTGGCCGATTGTGAATTATCATGAGTTCGGAGGCGTTGATCGCGAGACGCGCCATTGCCCCGGCGCTTTTAGGGCCAAGCCCGACGATTGTGATTTCAAAGTCTGGACCGCGCAAATCAATTTCAGGTGAATGCATGGTTTCAATCCAGACGAAA